GCTTGAGCAGTCCTTACTCTTTGATTAGCTTGGTTCTGATCCATTTCATCTCCAAACTTTTTGGCCGAATATTGTTGACGTTTAGCAGCTCTAACTTTTCGTTCTAGATATCTTTGTTGCTGTGTTAATTTATATTGTCTAGCATTTTCAGCTTCATCAATAGTTTCTGGTCGTTTAAACTCACCAGCATCTGGAATATAAGGGATTAAATAGTGCCTGCAATTAATACCACATAGGCCTCCAGCTGTACCATAATTGGTTGCTTCTCTAAGATTTTTGTAATTCTCCGTTGAACCACTAAAACAATAAATATTATCCTGATATGGTCGGTGTGTTGGTCGACAGGCTGCATGAGAACTTACTCTAACTAATTTACCGCCGTATTCTTGAAATCTAGCTAATTCTGATTCATTAGAAACTTGGCTAAGTGCATTGCTAATGACTAATCGTGTATAGACTTCGGGATCCCAATGTTTGCCAGCACGGTCGATAAGCATTGGGATCCCTTTTTGGGCTGCCTTACGGCTTGCACGATATATAGCCTTGTCTGTTGTCATTCCTTTGCCACCATTTCTATATTCAGAGATTGTTGTATGAATTAGATTTTTCAAGGCCATTTCCGTGTTGGTTTTCAGGTTCCTTTTACCCATGGCTAAATATTTAGAATCATTTTCAACATGCTTACTGACAGTTTTATTAATCGCTTTAGAGTCCTGAAGACTGGTTTTAGGCTTCTTGGGGAGAGCTTTTTTATTAAATTGACGTACGTAACCATTCTTCTTCAGCTGCTAAGTTAATGACTCCGCCATCTTGCAGTTTTTGTTTAAAATCAGCAATTACTCCATTCATAATTTTATAAATTTCTTTAGATATTCTTTGACTAAAAAGTGATTGTTGATTAAGCATTTGCTGTTGCCAATCTAAATCATCATTTTTTTCTAATTTATTTTCCACGGCTTGTTCATAAAGATAATCAATGAGTTTAGTCCACAGATTGTCTTCTAAATTAGCTAACTTTGTAGCACTGATATTGGCTATTGCATCAATTTCCCATGGTTGGAGTTTCGTCTTGATCACCATCTTTATTATCATCAAGAATATCGGCCATGTCGCCTTGAGAATTCTCTTCTTTTATTTGACTGTACCAGTCTTCTGCTTCACTATCGGTTAAATCATTTGCGCGCTTGATAGCTTCCTTTTGTGGCATCAAAGGCGCATTGCCGTTCATGAGTTGGAAGTATTTAGCATTTTCGGTTCTATCCTGAGCAATAGAATCATCAAAGTTTATTGAAATATCAACATCTGTTGACCCCTGATAAATACCTGCTGCTTTGCCTAACTCTAAAATAGAAATGATCATCTTTTTTAATCCATCTTCAATAATGGTTTCATGATCACGTTTTGATTGGTAAGTGTCAGAATTACGACTAATTACACCAGTGGCTGTTTCCACACCTTGGGCTGCAGTATAAGTAAAACTGCCCACACTAAAACCAGTCTGACCACACAAATAATCTAACAATGTATTGATTGTTTGTGTTATCTCTTGAGTACGTAAACCTAGCGTAACGTCTTCGGGCTTTTGCGGCGCATTAGGCGAACTTATATCACTATAGTATGATTGATAAACTTCTTCTTCAAAATCAACGTAGGCCTTCTTTTTGCCCGTTCTGGGGTCAGTATTTCGAATCATCATCCAGTCTGGAGCTACTATTCTTCTTCTGCCCATAACCAATTCTTGCATCAGCATATCGTATGCCTGGTCTAATTCATCTAGAGTGTCTACTGCATTCGCATAAATTGAAATACCTAATGGACTGCTGGGATCAAAATTATTGGCAAGATTAGGCTTTAAATAAACAAAGGTTGGCCTAGAATAAGAGCTTTTTGGATATTTGGAAATTTCTTTTAAACTATCACCATAAATTGTTGTAAGTGGTATTTCAGTGCCTAATTCATCGGAGTTATTATCACTCTCGAATAATCTATTTTGGACTAGATAATTGCTATCATCTTCAGTATGCAATTCAACTAAAGTATAATATTTACCGCTTTTAGCAAATTTAGAAATAATAGCACATTCACTAACTCCGTTTTCATCTTGAGAAATTGGTAAAAATGAATCAGCTGTTGCAAATCTAATCTTTACTTTGCCATCTTTAACGTATGTTCTAATAGCTAAGCCACCACCACTGAACATATATTCAAGTCTTGTTCCAAAGTTATGATAGAAGTAGTTATCTTCCAGTACGCTTTTAACAAACTGATTAGCCCGACTTTTGTCTATGTTATCGTCATTTTCAGCATCACCCTTTTCACTGATTAAAATGCGCGCTTTCTCGTTGAACACCAGTGTTGACATTTTTTTAGATATTACTTTAGCCATTTTGAGAGACATTCTTTTACGCCTATGAATTTTACCTGTGACATCTTGCCAAGATTTAATGTCATCTTCACCAGCGTAAATATTTTGCCATTCAGAAATTTTACTGTAGAAGTTACTGTCGATAATGAGATCTGAGGTTGATAATACATTCTGCACAGCATTAATTAGTCCCATCTTGATTAACACCCCCTTAATTTTGAGCCATAAATTATGGAACATATCATCACCTCATATACTTAGAGTAGAAATAGTTAACACTATAACGACATTCATCCATTGCGTGATTGTTTTTGTCAACTGGAAAGCCCGTATTTTCATCACGTACATAGGTGCCAATTTCTTTTAAAAAGTCGTAATGATCATATTCAATAGGGTGACCATCACTATCAATCATGTTAGTATTGGGGACTTTAACCAGTTTAAATTGGCCATTTGAAATCAGGTTTTGCATTCTTTGGATACCAACTTCGATCCCTTTACGTCCGCCCTGAATTTCATGTGCGTTGTTGTTTGCAGAACTATTTCTTAAGCCAACCTTATTTAATTCTTCTCTCAATGATCTTGCCGCTGGGTCAACGATAATAGCATTGGTATACAGTTGATATTTGTCTTGACACCAATTAACAAAATCTAGTAATTCGGCTGCATACGTGCTCATAGCTTTAACATTGCCAGTATCACGTCCGCTATGATAATAGTTAGCTACTCTGTTTAATACAAACTTATATGATCCGTCATCAAAGCGACGGCGTGTGACAATATTGCAGCTCATAGTAGTAGCATCTTCTTGACCTGCATCTGTTGAGAAGAACATTTCTACTGGCTCACCTATCAAAGTTGAATCCGTCATAGACTGTTCATCAAACATTGCATAAATGACACCTTGTGGCATGACACGTTCGCCCAACCAATCACGACGATATAGATAACTATTACCTAAGAATTCTTTTTTTAATTCTTGCAAACGGTCATTGCTAAAAGCTGGATTATCTCTCATAGTCCAATGGCGCCATTTTGCGTGTCTCTGCTTAAATAGATCAAGGATAGGGTGATTAGGTGCTGGAGGGTTTAAATCAGCCAAATGGTAGCGAATATCGGCTTTGGCTGTACGTCTGAATGTTTCATCTATAAAATCTTGATTCATAAGATCAATTTCTGTATAAGCTACAGATCCTAAAGACATTCCTCGAATTGAGTTAGCACTGTTTGCCTTGCCTCCACCTTTGAAATAAATCTTTTTGTGACCGTTTGGTAAATCTATTGATAAATGGTCGCCTGAACGATCTCTTCGTAAGTGGGAACATCCATCAAAGATATATCCTAATCCTAGTCCATCACCCTCTATATAGATATTGTAGGCAATTTCCTGATTGTAACCACTGACTAAATGCTGTTCGTCTTTAGATAACAAATAAAAAAGAGCTAGTCGCATACAAGCAACAGCACTTTTGCCACTTCGGATTGCTCCTTCATTCACTTCAAAAGTATGATCAAAGGGACTCAACAGAAACTCTTTTTGTTTAGGTGAAAACAAGAGCTTCTCAATTGTTGGTTTCATTGGTTATATCATCCTCCTTTTGCATACTTTCTTTTAGCAAGTTACTTAAGGCTACAATTTCAGGGTTAACATAGCTGTTGTTTTCTAATTGTTCAGCTTCATGCTTTGCAATGCGGGCATTCGCTTCAGTCTTCTGAGCATCCGCTTTAGCTTTAGCCAATTGGGCTTGTAGCAATTCATCATTGTTTATATCCTTATCTGTCTCAGGCTTAGGCAACCAATCCAATAGCTGTTCGCGTGCCTTGCCTTTGTCTTGCAGTTCAATAACTGGGCCATCTTTACCCATTTTTATTTTTTTTATTAGGGTAGTATCTACTTTGTCCTGGTCTTTAAAATATAAATAGCTGTGGTGATAATAAACTTTATGACCATTAGAATCCAAAATAGGCTTGTTTTCTACAACATCAGCTGCCAGCTCATGGCCAGCTTTATCTTTAAATTTTTTGTGTGATTTGGTTACTTCAGTAAGCAATTCTGGCCAACTGCCAAAGCTAACATAATCGCCAATATCTGCCTTAGCTTCTTTTGCTATATCAGTAATTAGGTCGAACGGTTCAATGCTTAATTCATGTAGTTTAGCCGCTCTGATCTGCTTAATTTGCTCTTGCACACCAGCATTCTCCAGCAGTTTTGGCCCATTGGTTTTGGCTGTATTATATGTTGCACCATAAACGTTTATATAAGCTTGTGTTGCATTGTAAATACGCAAATACTCAA